ATGTTGTTGATCCAATCAACACATTGTCCCTGAGTAGGTTCTTGCTCTTGAGTAGCAACCCAACGTGCAAGTGCTTTGCTAAAATCTCCACGAGTGGCAGACTTACTGGGTGGGTGGTTGTTGGCACCAAGACCAATCTCATCCCACACATCACTCCAAGTAAAACCCTCCTTAGGTTTTACGACGTTGAATACCCAATACTCCAAACCCATACCGATGATTGCCTCAATGCGAGTAAATCCATCAAAGAGTTGAAAATTAGTTCCCACAAATGGAGGTTGAGCATCAAGAAGAACACCGTTGATCTTAATGTTATTGGCTAAGTCTTGGACGTTCTCTTTGTTCGTTCCAAGCTCACGCGCAATGTTTACGACTTGTCCCTCTGCATTAGTTCGTTCAATTTGATCAAGTTTGATCTTTTCACGACCAATGCATACAAAGGTCCGTCCCTCAGGAAGAGAAAGATCCTTAAACCAATCATCATCAGGACAAGAAGATGCTGTCGGCAGTTTACGAAAATTAGACATAATTAAGTAGCAGTTTGCTTTGCGTAGAGAATATTCTCTACTGGATCAGATGTCGCTCACGCTTGTCTGACTTGTTCATATTATAAGGCATAAAAAAGGGGGCGTCAAGCCCCCAGTTTTATTCAGTTTCCTCTACTCTCTTCTTCAAATAGTTTGGACGTTTCTTCTCATACTTTTTCATATATTTTTTAATTGACTTATGCTTAATCTCTGGTTCATCAATGTCTACATGTCTCATCGGTGGTGGAGTAACTTTAAAACTCTTAGGATCTGTAAGTTCAATATTCTTCCTAATGGATTTATTTACTTTCTTGAATAGTTTTTCATTCTCTACAAAAGTATTGTCAATATAAACTTGGTTCGCATTAAGCATCGATTGAACCTTAACCATCTTAGGATCTAAGCGTTCATTCGGAGGTAATAGCAGTTGCTCAAGTTGCATCTTAAGTTCAACTTGTATGTAAGTTTTTGCAACCGATGGTAAAGAAGATAATGCATTCAAGAAAAACTCATATTCACCTTGATAGAGACGGTTTTCTGGATTTGTTCTTCTTTTCCACTTACTCATCATACTCTCTTTAACATTCTCTGGACTTCTCAAATAACTGTTCTTTGTGTAAAGATGTGCCTGATCGAATGGTATTTTCATAACCACATTAAGAACTGGCATCTCTTTATCTACATCGTTCAATCCAGAAAAAGCATCTTCTATATCTTTTTGATAAAGATTGTTCCACTCCTCACTAAATCCATCAATACTAAATCCTAGAGTCTCGGTTATTCCAGTGATAGCACTTAGAACCTGAGTCATGATGGAGTATTCGATTCCCTGCTTAGAATTGAATAAGTAAATTTTTCCCAACATAACAATATTTTCACTGTCGTCAATTAACACTTCGGGAGTTTGAATGAAATTATCCATCACACACTTGGCGGCAACATTGCCACCATGATCTATATGTGTGGTTGCATTCTTAACCAAGAAATCGGATAATCTACCATCCTGTTCTGGATTATATGGTTCACCAGTGAATTGATTTGTGAGAAGATATTCGTTGGTGCTATCAGAGAAAGTTATCTCTAATGGTTTTTCTTGAGAACCTTCCTCTCCCTTTGGAATTTCATATCTTTTATTATTAGATTTACGAATCCATGTGTTGCGTGTCAGAATGAGACTATCGATACAATTTCCCAAAACGTCAACGGCATCAGCAATACCATCCATCACATTAGCAACATGATCGACAGGTACGCCAGTCTGTTGTTCAAACTCTATTGATTCTTGCAGGTAAGATTCTACTACTCTAGCTCTATCAACAACACCTTTATTGATAAGTTGATTGTAAAATTTCGGATTACTCTTTTTAATATCACTAAGCTTCAACTTTACCTCACCAGGTCTTCCCTTTGCTCCTCCAAGTTTCTCTGCCTTTTCAATATACTTACTAGCAAGAGGAACGGGAAGTGAGTCAAACTTATACTTTTCACCACCACTGAATGCCGAAGCTATAGGACTAAGAGCGTTATAAAATGTTTCCATAGCGGTTCCTTGAGCACCAGACATAACAGTTTTGGTGTCTTGGAAATTGTAGTTAAATCTTACAGAAACCTCATCAGTTAATGGATTGTAATCATCAGGAGTTATTGGTTGTCCTGTGGCAATAATAAAATCACCAAAAGGCATTTTAAACTGAGCGTCATCAGAAAGTATTCCTTTCTCCAAAACTTTATTTACATAATCATTACCAAGATAAGCATTATCAATAGTGGGAGGTAAGTCTCCGGTAAGGAAATCAAGAAAAAGTTTAGCGGTTGTTGGAGCAGAATATTCTGCAAGATTTTTTCCAACTCTAAACAGAGGATCTTTCATCAACTCTTTGAGAATTGCTTCTTTGTTAGAAGAAAATTCCTTCTGTGCTTTATCAAAGTTATCATTAACTGCTTTTTCTACTACCTTATCAGTTTCTGCTGGATGACTATCCTTATAAGTATCAACATAATCAATAACACTACCACCCTGCTCAAAATCATTCTTTGCATTTAAGTATAATTGATTAACTTCTCCTTGTGTTTGTATAATTCTTCTCTGCAACTCAAATACTTCTGCTTGCCTATTAGATGTTTCTCTTTCAAGGTGTGCTCTTGCCATCCTCGCAGCAAAAGAATCTCCCGAAGGTGGAATCATATTTCTATAGCTTTTAAGAAGTTCTTCTGCTTTGGTTAATTGTTGTGCCAGTGTAATTGTTAGACTCTTGTAGCTCCTCTGCACCGTCTCTGATCCCGATGTCGGAATTTTTGTTCTACTGAATGCCTTATCAACATAATCATTACCAGTCGATTCAAAAGTTCCTGTATAGTAATCATCAAAGAACTTCCCTCTATCACCATATCCTTTTGGTGGAGGTGGAGTTTTTGCGCCTATATTTGTAAGATCATCTGGTGATGGAGTGTAAGTTGCTCCTCGCCCAGGAGATCTCCTAGGAGGTGTAGGAGTCGGTGTGGGTTTAGGCGTTGGTGTTGGAGTTGGTTTAGGTGTTGGAAGTGTTGGAAGTGGAGTTGGTGTTGGAGTTGGTTTAGGATCTGGTTCAATCTGTGGCATGTCCACAGGAGCATCGTCATATCCTGGAAGATCTGGTGGGACTGGAGAAACTTGTCTTGGGATATCTAATTGTGGTGGTCTATCACGCTTAGGGGGAGCAGGTGGATGTCCCATGAAAATTCTTGTCGCTTGATTGATATCACCAACAGGGATACCTGCCTTAGCAGCGTTTCTTAAGAATTTTCTAAAGTTCTTTCCTGTAAATCCCCCAACAAAACCGCCCATACCACGAGCAGCATTGCTAAGTCCACCAAGACGACCTTTGATGCGGCGGCCGCCACCGCCGCCACCGCTGCCTCTATATCGAAGATACGGTCCCCCATAATAACTGGGATCACCCATACCAAATCTAGTGAATGATGGTGCAATATATTTTTGATTTACAAAGTTTGGATTCTTAATTACAAGTAAACTACAACCCCAAAGTGTAAAATTACCACCAGGTCCAACATTTCTAGCAATTGGAGTAAAAGCAGCATCTGCTAGTCCAGGATTTCTATAAAAATGCCATTGCACCGCCGTCCATTTATTAAAGTTTGCTTCTACCCAATCACCAACCGCTGGATCACCGCCATTTTCAAAAACACTACCAGTAATCCAACTAGAACCTTCTCTGTTATTTGATTGTAATACCGCATATACTGCGCCGCCGCCTGCACCGAAACTACCATATCTGATTACACCAACTCCACCACTATTTTCTGCACCTGCTGGAACCGACAAAAGGTTTGTAACATTTCCATTAGCATCTGTTGCAGTCAATTGACTCATATCTGGACTACTTCCAGTCTGATCTGGAACCTCAAAATTATCAAGATCTGCAAGATCTCCCAGATACTCGTCAGTGGGTTCTCCCTGTATCTCTGGTTGACCAGGATCATCTAACTGGTTATAAAAACCAGCAACCGTCATTCTCTCTTCCAACTGACGGATTTTGCCATCAATATCCGTCAGTGGTTTTCTATATTTCTTTACGTTCGAAAATATGCTCATGCAACAAAAAAGGAGGCATCTTTACCTCCTTATATTTATTCAGTTTCTTGAACCTTCTTTTTCTTAGAACCAATATTATATTTTGTTTCCAAAATCCAATCTTGCTTGTCTTTATATGCCAGAACTTTAATCTGATTCAATGGTGCAATGTCTTGAATCTTAGTGGCATCAATAATCTCAATTAATCCCCAGTCAGCAAGGAGTTGAGCGATGCGATTGCGACGCTGAACATCATTGATAGTCAGGTTTGCATGTTTACCATCCAGTGCAAACAATTCTTTAAAGTGAACAAGATAGTATCTACCCTGCTTATGCAAAATGTGACAGGACTGATAGATTTTCTTTTCTTTCCGTGATGCCACTCCGATACGAGTCAAAGTTTCACGCACTTTCAAAAAGTCATCTGGTTCACTAAGAGCGACCTCAACCATTTGTTCAGGCGACCACTTTACTTCGGGTTCCTTAACAACGCTCATTTTTTTCCTCCAGTTTCAAATTTCGATTTAATAAAATTAAGTTGTTCTTCTGTGAGAATCTTCAAAGCTTGCTTTGCCTTTTCATTACTATAACCATAGTATCGTTTGACATAATCAAGATCTTTGACTTTATCTTGTCGGAGCCAGGGAGAAAATCTCTTCTTTTTCCTCAGACTATTTAGATAAAAATCATATTGCAACTTCTTAGGAAGGAAATGATGTTGATTCATTTCATTTGCAAACATGATGGCATCAAGATGTCCAGAGAAACAACGGTTGATAATATAAGGAGGATATTCTTTCTCAAGTGAAGAATCTTCTTCAATCAGATTCTCTTTCGTCTGATTGATACTGTTCAACCAATCCTTCAATTCCATAATTAAAAAGCAGTAGTTCTTTACGTTTTTGTTGTTCTCTCATATACTCACCAACTGAGCGCATTGTATAAGTTAAATCAAACTCAGCGGCATTCCAATCCTTAAATCTATCCTTCACTAACTGATCGGAATTATAACTTACTAATTGATGCAACCCACAATTAGAACAATCCTCAGCAAACTTGTCATGATTGAATCTCTTGTGCATTGAACCTTTGTGTCCATAGAGATTATCCTTAATATCATAAGGAGGATCTAAGTACACAAAAGCATTCTGTTCTGAACCTTCATCAAGTAGATAATCATAAGAATAATTGGAAATTCTCCAATGTGCTATCAGTTCAGCGTAGGCGGGCAGTTTGTCGATTCCTCGCATTGAGAAGTTGGAATCACTTGCTTGTCTGCTGAATGATGATGACTCAGTAAGACCTGAGAAGGAACATTTGTTGACAACGTAAAAAGCGATAGCACGCCAGAAATGATCAGTGTTGTTTTCATCATTTAAATACTCTTTTGATTCTAAAAATAGTCCTCTTGCAGAACCTTGATCTGGATAACGGGACTTCAACTCCACGAGTTTGTTTCTCATCTCAGGTCCAAACATCTGGAGTTGTTGCCAGAAGTTCACCAAAGGTTCATATAAGTCATTAACCCAAATCTTTAGATTGGGATACTTCTTGGTAATATGAATTGCTACGCTACCACCGCCCAAAAACGGTTCACGGAATTCATCATACTCCCTAAGGTCGGGGAAGTATGAATCCATCTTAGTGCAGGCACGGGATTTACCCCCCGGGTAGCGTAATGGAGTCTTCAGGGCTTTCATAATCTTTAGGATGATACTTCAAATATTCAAAGAAGGTTAGTTTCATTTCCTTCTCAGTCATACCACAGTGTTTTGCAGCAGCAGGTAGGTTTAGTCTAGCACGATATAGTGCTTGATTTGCTTCTTCTACATTTTCAGGAGTAGTCTTTACTTTAGGATCTACAAGATTCTCTTTGTTAATTTTTAGTAATCCCATTAGCGTAAGGGGTTAGACAATACACTTTCCATACCCATCGTCAATCGAAGCACTGAACCTGCCATGATGCGATATCCAGCACCAACATATAGTTGCCCAGAGACAACTGCTACGGTGCAAATACCCCAGAAGAGGTAATAGAATCTTGATTTAACCTGTGCCTTGAGTTTTTCCTTTTTCATGATCACAATACCAGTTTTTTACTAGGTGCCTGAATTACGGAGAACATTTCAGAGTATTGCTCTGCAATCTGTTCTTGAGTATCTGCAATGTATACAACATACTTCTTAGTAACCTCAATGTTCTCATTTTTCCCTTTGAGAAGAGGAGACCAAGGAGCGAATCCAATTTGTCCGTTTTGAGTTGGAACGGCAATAATAGGATTACAGAAGACAACACTGTCTTCTTTTTCTTCAATCAAGTCAGCGATAACATCTTCGCCAGACCACATACGAATCAATTTAACATTCATTTGAATTCACACTCCACCATAATTTCAGTTAAACAAGCAAGCATATTTATCTCCTGATCTGCTACGAACGCTGCTTGATATTGATACTTAGCAAGAACGAGCACAGCAGCAGGAATAGAGCCATTGGTAAGGGATGTATAACAAGCATCATAGATACGCCGCATAAGTACAGTAGTATCATTGTCCATGTTAGAGACAACCCACTTACGAACCTCAGGAAAGTTTTTCTCCTTAAGATTCTTAACAAGTTCATTAACAGCAACATCAGAGAAAGTAGCAAGAATACCAGAGTCAATCTTTCCGCCAACAGAATACCGCTGACACTCATTCAAGACACGACGCCAATCAGGAAAGTGTTTGTTAATGAGTTCTACCAGGACCTTGTTATCATATTCAACACCTTCTGCATCCAAGATTTCTTGGATACGTTTAAAGAACTGGGCGGCAATTGTTTGTCTATCCTTTCCTTTGATTCCAAACTCAACGACGGCACATCGTGAGTGAAGGGGTTCAAGGATTTTGTTTTTGTAGTTGCAGGTGAAGATGAATCTGCAGTTGCCAGCAAACTCCTCAATAAACGCCCGTAGGAGGAGTTGTACATCGTTGGACGTGTTATCTGCCTCATCAATGATGATGACTTTGTGTTTAGCATCTGACGT